CACACTGCCTTCAGGAATCATATCCATATTTTCTTTCCAACCTGTTTCTGCATCTTGACCAATAGAACCCATGTATGGACATGGAGTGCCTGCCATAGTCATGCTGTCCCAAACACGTGGATCTTGACACAGTATTGACACAGATGCCACTTTCATGCCTGATGCATATAAAGATCTTGCTAATTTTATTCTTTCACAGTTTTCATCAGTCACCGTAATTCCCGACGAAATTCCTAGGATCTGGGTTTGCACGGCGCCCGCTACTGCCGTTTTACAAACATCAGAATTGTTTACAACAACACTTGGAGAGTTTGCAGTAGGTGGTGTATTATTTGTAACAACAGTAGAGCTTACAGTGTTTGTTTCTGCAAAAACTTGTGTTGATATAAATAATAAAACAATAATTAATCTTAACATTTCCACCTTCTTCTAGCTTGTCTTAATCTTGAGTTAGGATCTTTAGCTGCTTTTGGAAATTTTTTCATTTGTCCTGCACTTCTAGCACAAAATGATTTACGACGCTTTGCGTCTTTTGACCCAGGCTTAACTTTTCCTGTTACAGCTGTTTTTAATTTAGAACCTGGATTATCTCTTCGATATTTGGCAACACCAGCTTTAGTCATTCCCGCCCCAGACTTTGTGGAGCGGAAATATTTTTTTGTCTTCGGTGGCTGTTTATCCCTTTTTCTAGCCATGAAGGAAAGTTATTGACGTAATGTTCGTTAACGTAGCATGACAGTCAGTTTCAAATCTTAGACCTTCATCATTAAAATCAATATTCTGTGTAAGCGTTGCGCCTGCGGGTGTAGCCATTTCAAATAAAGTAGTGCCACTTGCACCACCATTTTTTAAAACAACTGAACCTGCGGAAGATGCGCCCACTAAATATAATTTTACAAGTCTAGTCGGACCAGAAGTTACTGAACCTGTGCCAGTTAAGGTTTTAGATTTAAGACCAAACATTAGCTTAAGTTGTTATTTTGCATGTAAAGCACGGTAACAGTGGCAGCACCTGTTGTGCCGTCTCCATTAGCTGCTGTAAATGTTGCAGTAACTTGTTGATCAGTTGTACCGATATCAGTTCCATCAGTTTGAATTGTACCTCTAGTTGTAGCTAAAGCTTTTACATTCGTAGCTGGTAGATATTCATCAGTATCACCTGAGTGTCCAACTTGAACAGTAGCTGTTCCACCATCATTAGATACAGTTGTGACGTTTAGAATTACATCTACAATCTGTGAGTTAGCTGGAATAGTACCTACTGTAGTTGTGTTAGTAGCACCAATAATATCTATTACTGCTGATTGAGCCATTAACGCAAACCCCGTGTTTGCAACATCAGTACCTACTGTGTTACCGCTCGTATCTTTTATCGATCCTGCTTTAATAGGACCCGAAAATGTAGTTGTTCCCATGTCAACCTCCTTTGTTAGTTGTCGTTTAAGTCTTGGGTAAAAATACTATAAAATAAAAAAGGCGCTCTTACAAGCGCCCTTTTTCCTTGGAAAGATCAAGAAGTTTTTATGAACCTTGTGATCCAAATACACATCTAGGATCTGAGAATCCAAAGCTATATCTTTCACGTGCTTTGTATCTCATGTTTCCTGTATCGAAATCGCCTTCCATACCAGTGGTAAGGGCAGCTCTTACGAAGTGTTTGAATCCATTAGGAGCATCAGTTTTTACAAAGTATGCATCAGTATCGTTTAAGTAGTGATTTACTACATAACCTTCTGGTAGCATACCCATGTTTCTCATTGCGTTGATGTCGTTATCAGCAGTACCGACTCTTAGAGTTGAGTTCAAGACTCTATCAGCTACAAATTGAATGTTTACTGGGATAATTAATTTTCTTCCCTGCATTGCAATTTTTAACCCTCTTTCGTCGATGAAGCCTGCGATGTCAATCATCATTTGCTCCAATGAAGCTTCGTTTAAGTCTGCGTTTGTTGCAAGTTGGTTAGAGAAGTTACCACCCAAAGTTGTTGGGTGAGCTGTGTTTACAAGTGAAACACCATCTCCGCCTGCAGTTGCAAACGCATTATTTAATACATTAGCAGCTTTGACTTGCTTTGTGTAAGCCATTGAACGTGCCAATGATTTTGTATAACGAGCAGATAAAGTATCATACAAATTGTCTTCGACAGCTTCCTCAGTTAAACTAAATGCAAGTGCAATAGTTTCGTGAGTGTATCTGCTTGTAAAAGATTCTTTTGCTGTATCAAATTCTACAGCAGCGCCCTCTTGTTTTACTGCAGCTTCGCCGAAGCCCATAAGCATTACTTCTTCTTCAAATGCTCTGTCGCTTGTTTCTTGGTCAAAGATCTCTGCATGTTCATTCTCATAACGAGAGTATTCCATGCCGAACAGGGCGTTTAAGCCAGGTTCCAGTTCTTTGGCCAGTTGTGCTCTATTAATAGCCATAGTCTAGTCCTCCTTATACGCCTGTCGTTCCAGTGTGAGATCCTAACTGATGATTGTTGATCTTTACAACTATGATACTGTTATTAGCAGTAGCGTCGTTGCTCGGAACGTCATAAAAATCAATTAGTCTGACCTGTAACGCAGCGGTTGTGTTTTTTGAGCTTGAATCAATTTCAACACCAGACATACCAGTTGTGGTACTTCCAGCGCCAAAAACTAAATCAGCGTTTAAGTTTAAGTCTGCAGCGACGATATTAGCAGCAGCTGAATCTTGCTGAGCAATAAACAGTTGGTTTGGATCGTCCGCTACAAATGCTATCCCATCTCCTGGTGAGAGGGAAGCTGGAAAATGATCTCGAAAAGTTGGTTTCTTCGTAGTTGGATCAGTATAGAAACATCCCATGAATATTCCACATATTGGATCGCCTGCAGTAGCTACTTCAACTGTACCGTCGTTTTTATATTTAACTGGGTCGCCAGTGAAGATCGCTGTACCTTGGTTATCCGCAACAGAGTATTTAGTAGTTCCTGTAGTTCCTCCTGGAGTAGAACCTAACTTCGCAATTGGTCGTAGACCAAAAGCTTGATCAATATTAGCCATATTAGTCTCCTTGTATTGCTGGAGGAACTATAATCTTAACCATTAAGATTTTTTGTTACCTCCAAAAGTTACTCTGCTTTGCCTATCCTGATGAATTGGCATCGCTGGATGCTCGTCCTTATGTAAGTCATTTGCGACTGAATCATTTTGATCAACTGTTTTGCCTTGAAAATAAGCATCCCTATCTTCCTTGACTTCAATTGGGCATCTCATCAGTATCAAACCTCCTACTCCTATTACACCTTTCCATCTGCCTTCAGCGATAGATGGTAAATCCACTCTATCGGGATATTCACTAGCTTTAACTGGTTCATATCCACTTCGTAGTCTACCCATGACGTTTTTCTCGTCTTGGTTACCACGATATTCGGCTCTTACCCACCTATGGTGAAAACCCTCTGGTGGCTCAGGCGCATCTAAGCTGGATGGTGGTACCCATCCTCTAACACGAGCTTTTTTTTCTCGAGTGTCGAGATTGCGTGAGGTTTTGTTTATTTTTTCTTTATTCATGTTACGCCTCCTTCACGTGTTTTGCGTATTCTTCTAATGGCACATTGAGTCTTTTAGCTATTGCAACTTGTGAAGGTGTGAGCTTCACGACTCGGCGTCCAGATTTAGTCTTTCGTACGGCCGACGCAACAGTCTGAACGGGCTGTTTCGTTTCGGGTTGTTTATCCTCTTTAGCATCATTAAACTTCTGAGGAAACTCTTTTCTTATATAAGAATCTATTTCATTATAATAGTCATCACTCGTTGGGTCAAATCCTTCTTGCATCAACTGATCGTGATATGACATCGCAGTAGCTGTCATTGCTCTATCCTGACCAAACCAGGTATTATCTGCAGCCCACGCTTCTGCTTTATAATCAACAGCAGCTTGTTGTTGTGGTTGAGATTCTTGTTGAGCTTGAACAGCTTTTAGATTTTCTTCATCTCTTTTTTGAGATGCTTTTAAATTAGCTAGTCTAACTGAATCTGCTTTAGCAGCAGCTAATTGTTCTTGAGCAGTTACCTGTGCTTCAGTATCATTATCTTCAATGGCTTTTTTAAGTCTAGCTTTAGCTGCATCAACAGCAGATGTAACTCTACCTTCAAATTCTGATACGTAACCTTTACCTACGCTACTATATTTTTTCTTAAGATCTTCGTTCTCTTTTTGTGTGGCTTCGTAAAGTCTTTCCATTTCTCGCATTCTTCCTACGAGATTGTTAATTCTTTTCTTTACACCCTTGCTGTAATTATCAAGATCACCTGTTTCATAAGGATCTACAGGAACATCTGGTTCAGGTTTTTCACGTGAAACTCTCTCTGTCTCCTGTTCTATTGGTTCTGGTTCTTGTTTTACAGGCTCTTCTTTTTGTTCTTCTTCTTGAACCTCGATAGCCTCTTCTTTTTCATTATCATCTTTTAGTTCTATCTCGACAGGATCACCTGATGTGTCGATGGGAACCATTTTATCTTTTTCAGTAATTACTTCTTGCATAGAGTTCTCCATGTTTATAAAATATTAGCTGGCAAAATATCTCTCGGATCATCGACAACAGCCAGTATTTCGTCATCGTTGATAATACGTAGTTCACCACCATCTATTCTAATTCTAGATCCAGCATATCTAGTAATTAAAACCCAATCACCCTCTTTACACCAAGGACCGTCAGGATATCTCTCTTTATCTTTGTAAGCATCACTTCCAACTTTTAGAACTTTACAAATATTAGTGGTTATTTGAGATTGCTCAACGGTGTCATCGGTCAAATACAATCCGCCTTTTGTTTTACTCTCTAGTTTTAAGGGAAATAATACTATTCTCCAACCAACTGGCTGAGGGACTTTTTCTAATTCGTCTTTTTTCTTTTCTGCTTGTGCACCATCCCATACATGTTTTGGTACAATTAGTTTTGGTTTAGTCATCTTCTAGCTCCTGTTTTTTTAGCAGGTCCGTGAGTTCCTGTTCCTCTTGTTTGAGTGCAGCTAACTTACCAGTCAAATATTTATAATCTGCCCAGTCCTTAGCTAACCCGTTAACTATAGACTCTTCTACTTGTTTTTGTCTACTAATTAATTCTTTTTTGTAATAAGTAAAAAAATTTTCTAACCGCATGCCTTCATTTGTTCTGCCATGGCTTTGGCTCTGTTTGGAGTTTGTTTAGCCCAACGTGAATCAAGCATCTCGAAACTCGCCCCAATATAATTCTGTTCTGCTAGTGCTTTCCACATGTTATTAAATTTTGAAACACCAGTTCTTCCTAATTGAAATACCATTTCTATTATTATTTCTTCTGCTTTGTCATCTATTTCTAAGCAGTCTCGTTCTTCCATCAATTCTCTTGCACCACGAATAGCTTCCTGTAAATCTCTTTTAAGTATATCCATTAGGAATTCTTCTTCGTATTCTTTATCGTCTTCCCAAAAATCTTCGACGCAAAGATGACCTACGCCCACGGTTCTCTTACCAAGTGTATCGAGATATACTTTATTTCTATAACCTTCGTGTTTTTTAACGGACTCTAATAATCTTTCTAGATTCATTTTTTCTTAAACATACCTATCGCACTTGATCCAGCTTTGATGCCAAAGCTGGCAGATATCGCAATATATAACAAATTGTGATAATACGACGGTAGGTCTTGCAAGGCGATAAACCCTTGATGTACGTGTTCTTGCAAAGGCGTAAAGACTAAAACGGCTGGAAGAAGTAGAACAATGAGGGCTAGCTCATCTTTCCACGATCCTTTCATTTGGTCTACGGCACTTTGTTCCCAAGCAACTTTACCAGCTATCTGGTCTTCTTTAAGTTTCTGGGTTGCTTTAATTGTTGTAAGTTTTAATTCTTGTTTTGCTTTTTTTGTTTCGACAAAACCCTTGACGCCATCAGCGACGACGCCAAGAAGTGGTTTTGCTAATAGTTGCCACATGTTTTTTTAGATTGCTCCTATAATTATTATTACAATTATTGCTACGATAGCAGCTTTAATCCAATCTTTCATACTCCAGTCAGACCATTCTTTCAAATGATCCCAAAGATCTTGTATTAATTTCATACAATCCTCCTTTTAAAGTATCAAAGTATACTACTTTACACCCTTAAATGCTACTTTTTTAATTTGAGCATTACTAGTTTGTCCTTTTGGTCCACTGCCTTTGTTTTGTTTTTCAACAAATGCTGAGAAAACAAGAGCAGCATCTGATCCTACTTTCATTTTAGGAAAAGGATTTTTTTGTTTTACCACTTCTATCTTTGTTTTTTTAAAATTCATTTTCTTGCCTTTCCATAGCCACGTTTAGCTAGTCTACCTGATTTTTTACCTTTGACAGCACCGCCTTTTTTA